CAACCAGCATATTTAAGAGTTATGGATAATAACAACTTGATGCTAGTAAATGAACTTACTAAGTCATATGACCTTACTTTTATACCAACAGCTAAACATAATAAAGAACAAGCTATTGATACCGTAAGAAGATGGACGGAGCAAAAGAGGATAATAATCCACCCAAGATGTAAAAACCTGATATATCACATACAATACGCTCAGTGGCAATTCACAAGAGCTGGAACATCTACTGGGAAATTCAAACACCTAAAAGGTAATGATACTGCCGGACTTTTGACATCACATGCCGATGCTTTAGATGCCTTGATATATATGGTGAGAAATATCCACACACACAGGAATCCATATCCTGAGTATTATGGTCAGAATGTTGGACCAGATACTCATATAACTAAAAAATACAGAGATACTAATGCGTCCCAAACAGTTGATTTAATGAGAAAAATCATGAATTTACAGAAAAGAGATTGACTTAATACATAAAATTTAACAACTATATTGTAGTTAATACATAAGGAATAAAATATGAGTATGAATATATATTTCGCAGCAGACAAGGCCGATGTAACAGTAAGATTCTTAGACGAAAAAGCTAAGGATTGGTTCACTGGAATCAGTGACTCTAGTTACTTGTCTAAAATCGAAAGATCTTGGAAAGCTTACTACGGAGACTACTACGGAAGTGGTGGAAACTCTCACGGAATTAGTTATGGTGGAGAAAATGGGGAGCTAGTTAATTTAGCAGTAAACCATTATAGAAATCTCGCCCGACATATTCACGTTATGGTAACTGGAACAAGACCTTCATTTGCTTGTCGTGCTATAAACACAGATAGAAAGTCTCTAATACAGGCAAAGCTAGGAAACGGTCTTCTCGACTATTATATGCGAGAAATGAGACTTGAAGAAGTCCTGAAGCAAGCTGTAGAGTACGCTATTATATTGGGGTCTGGCTATATAAAATTAGAATGGAACAGCACCAAAGGTAAAGTAGTAGACTACTTAGAGCCGGACCCAAGTTCCATAGTAGATGAAGATGAAGACGGAAATCCCCTCGACAAAGAAGGCAATATAATCCACGCACTTCCTATTCACGAGGGAGATATAAATTACTCCTTAGTATCCCCTTACAATGTTATTTTTGATTCAACTAAAGAATATTATGATAAGAATGATTGGCTAGTATGCCGAGATTCACTTAATAAACATGATCTTATTGCAAAATACCCAGAACATGCTAAAGAGTTAATTAGACTTACCACAGTAGATCAAGATCAAAAGGCTAGAAGAGAAGGATCTTATACTAGCAGCGATAAAACTTCTGATGTTTTCGTCAAAGAGTTTTTTCACAAAAGAACGGAATCTATGCCTAATGGTAGATATATCTTATATATCAATGATGATATAATTCTAGAGGACAGTATCCTTCCTTACAGGGATCTTCCTATTTACAGAATCACACCTTCAAGCATCATAGGTACTCCATATGGGTATACAGATATGTTCGACTTGTTACCACTTCAAGAAATGCTTAACAGTATGTACTCGACAGCCGCAACAAATATCAATGCATTTGGTGTACAGTCTATTTTATGTCCAAGAGGGGCTGGGATAGAAGCAGAGCAGATTGGTGGAGGGATGCAATTTCTTCATTACAACGCTACCGAAGGTGGAGGGAAACCTGAGCCAATGCAATTGACCGCCACTTCTCCAGAAGTATATCAGATGATGTCATTGTTAGAAAAAACTATGGAAACTTTATCTGGAGTAAATTCTGTTGCTCGTGGTAATCCTGAGCAATCGCTTAGATCTGGAAATGCATTAGCATTAGTACAATCTCAAGCACTTCAATTCGTATCAGGACTTCAACAGTCTTATGTGCGATTATTAGAAGATGTTGGAACAGGAACTATTAACTTATTAAAAGATTTTGCAAGTGTTCCAAGAGTTGTAGCAATTGCAGGAGTAAATAACACATCAGAAATGAAGACCTTTAAATCAGACGATATTAAATCAATTAACCGAGTAATTGTTGATTCAGGAAATGCACTTATGAACTCTACTGCTGGTAGGGCGCAAGTAGCTGAGAATTTACTTCAAATGGGATTGATTGATAATATTGATAAGTATTTAATGGTACTTAATACTGGAAGTCTCGACTATCTAACTGATGGTAAAATAGATAACCTTACATTAATTAAATCTGAAAATGAAGGCATGGTAAATGGACAAGCTCAACAAGCAATATGGTCTGAGCGTCATTCAATGCACATTAAAGAGCACATGGAAGTTTTAAACGATACGGAACTTAAGAAAGATCCAGAGCTAGTACAATTAGTATTAGATCACGTACAAGAACATGCAAACTTACTTAGGACAATAGATCCAGCATTACTTGCAATGGTAGGAGAGCAGCCTATTGCTCCACAACCACCAGCAGGAGGAGCACCACCACCAGCACCACAAGGGAATCAACCAGTACCTATGGATGCAGGAAATGCAGCTTCAATGGCTCCTCCTCAAGATACTCAAGCTAGTGGACAGCCTAACCTTCCAACTCCAGCAGGAGTCAAAGAAGGAATGTTACCTCCAATGCCACAAAAGCCGGGTGATCTATAATGTCTGGGAATCGTATAAAGTATGTCGATCATAAATTTAAAGAAAACTATAAGATTAGTACTAGAGCTTATACTTCACAATCTACTGGGGCAAAATATCGCCCAATACTTAACCTTACTGATATGGAATTTTATCTCAGAAATGAGAGGACTAAGGAATACGTATTTAAAAGCGGTAGCTATACAAATTTAAATGTGTTGAAAAGAAATGCTAGAGCGAAGCTTGAAAGTTTTGGAGTAGAGTTACAAACAGAATCTAGAGATCGTACTTTTGGATTAGTTCCATCAGGAATGACTCAAGAAAAATGGGAAGAGATAAATAAAAAGGAAGAGTTAAAATGAGCGAAAAAAAAGATAAATCATTAGGACAGCATTTTTTTGAGAAATTAAAAAAGGGCGATTATTCTAAAGGTAGCGGATCTACTGAAAAACCTAAATATGGCGGACAAGATCAGAGTAAAGAAGCAAGAGACGCTAGAAGAAAGTCAAGAGAAGCAGCGAAAGCTGCCGGAACTTTTAAAGATGGTGGAGTTGTTAAGAAAAAAAGCTACTTTAATAAAATAAAGAAAGCTTGTAAAAAATAAATAAGACTGTTATAAACTCCCACCAATTATGGCGGAGTAACTATGCTATATCACTAGACTAGCAAAGGAAATAAAATGTCAGAAGAAAACGCACAGGCTGAAGAGTCTGTAGAAGAAATTGTATCCGAAGAAATCACAACAGAAGCAGCCCCAGAAGCCGAAGTAGAAGCAGTAGCCGAAGAAGCCTCACCAGAAGCGGTAGAAGTACAAGCTGAAACTGAGCAAGAGCTTGAATCTGAAATCAAAGAAGCTATTGAAGAAGGCGCATCTGACGAAGAAGTAAAAAATATGATTCGTCAATTTACTTTGAAAGTTGATGGAAAAGAATTTGTAAAAGAATTAGATCTAAATGATGAGGAAGCTGTAATTAAAGAGCTTCAATTATCTCATAAAGGTCGCCAATCTATGCAGGAGCTACAAGAGCTTAAAAATGCATACTCTACCGAGCTTAAAAGGCTTATGGAAGATCCATTTAAAGTATTAAAAGAGCTTGATGCTGATTTTGATCCTTTAGATGTGTCTGCAAGGTATATTGATCAGCTTACTAAAGAGCAGGAAATGAGTCCTCAAGAAAAAGCTGAACTTCAAAGAACTAGAGAGTTCGAGGAAATGAAAGCTGAAAGAGATAAGCTTAAGCAGGATGCTGAGTCAAAAGCAGAAGATGCAGCAAGAGCAGCTTTAGCAGATGAGCTTCAAACAGATATTATGAGTGCTTTATCTGCCGATCCAGAACTAGTAGCTGATAGAGAAACTGTAGCTTTAGTGGCTGAGAACCTTATGTGGGCAGCTAAAAACAATATGCACGATATTACTGCTAAAGATGTAATTCCTACGGTAAAAGAGCAATTAAGAAAGAATTTCCAGAAATCTGCGGCTAGATTCAAATCTACAGCAGCACTTAAACAGTATATGGGAGATGATCTTTTAAATAAGCTTCGTGAAGAGCGAGTAGAACAGGCTAAAAACCAAGTAAAAAGTGTTAATAACATTACAAAAGACATTTCAAGTGGTGATAAAAAAGAAGAAGCAAGAGTAAAACGTAACTTAAGTGATATGTTTAGATAATAGATAACTAGCTGTAATTGTTCAAAATAGTAATTTAGTTTATTTTTTTTGTGATTACAGTTGCTTATTTTTAACAACTATGTTATAAGGACGGCATTTTTTAATGCTGACTAAGGAATAGATACTTTCTACCACTTATCGGTTAAAAGGAGATTTCTAGAAACACCGCTATACCCGAAAGGATTAGTGCTCTGATTTTAGAATACCAAGCTTAGACTAGTGAGTTTTAAAGATTGAGTTTATATTAAAAAACAACTAACTAATTAATCGTTCACATAAAGATGAACAAAGGAAGACACAATGGCTAATGAAGTCGCAACACTTAACGGTCTATTTAAGGACCAATACGCAAACAAAGTACAGGATCTTGTTCCTGATCATGTTAAATTATATAACGCTGTTAAATTTGACGAATCTAAGAAAACTGGGGATAACTATGTTGAACCTGTAATTCTTTCTTTAGAATCAGGTTTTACTTACGGTGGAGCTGATGGTGGTTTATTCATCCTAGCAGAAGCTAAAGAATTTAAGATGTCAAAAGCAACTGTTAAAGCAAGAGAGCTTGTTCTTAGATCAGCTATCTCAATTGGTGCTTTAAACAGAGCAGCTTCTAATTCTCAATCAATTGAAAGAGCGATGGATCTTATGGTAGGAAATATGCTTAAATCAATCTATCACAGATTAGAAATTCAAATGTTCTATGGTCAATCATCACTTGGTTCTGTTAAAACAGTAAACACTGTAACTACAGCAACTAAAACTATCGAAATTAAAGATTCTGAATGGGCCGCAGGAATTTGGAACGGTACTTCTGGTGCTGCAATTGAGATCTTTGACACGGCACTAGCTGCTGTAGTTACTGCTCCTATTGAAATTGTAGGATACTCTCTTTCTGCTAAAACTGTAACTGTTAAAAGAGTTGATGGTCAAGTTTTTGATGCAACAACAGACGCTCTTGCTGTTGGAGATCTTATTTATTTTAAAGGTGCTGTTACTCCACATGCTACTCCATCTGAAGTATTAAAGAATGAATTTTTAGGGATTCACGCAATCTCAGAAGAAAGAGTATCTTTATTTGGTGTTTCTAATGCAAACGAACCTTTATTTCAAGGATCTATCGTTGACGTAGGTGCGTCAGCAGGTGCTCCAGCAATTCTTTCTCAAGCAAAAATTGAAGAGGGAATCTCTGCAATGGTTGAAAAAGGTCTAATGGAAGAAGAAGTTTGTGTTTATGTTAACCCTAAACAATGGGATGACTTACTTACTGAGCAAGATGCTAAGAGACGACATACTTCTCCAAGTGATTCAGTTAAATCTGGTGCTAGAGAAATCTCTTTCTTCGGTCAAAACGGTACGATAATTATCAAAGCTTCAACTTTCGTAAAAGAAGGTTATTCTTACATCGTTGCTGAAAAAGATCTTAAACGAATCGGTTCTACTGAAGTAACATTCAAAAGACCTGATGGTGAAGAGTTCTTCAAACTTCTTGAAGGGAAAAACGGAGTAGAAATGAGATGTATCACTGATCAAGCTCTATTTACTTCTAAGCCAAGTTCTATCTGTCAATTAAGATACATCTTAGCATAATAACTAATTTAATCTGAAGCCTAGAGAGATCTAGGTTTCTTTTTATAAAAGGATAAATATGAGAAAACAATTAGAACAAGACATCAAAGGTTCTATGAACAAAGATGCTGCTACAACATTAAAAGACTT